CTATGATTTTTTGATCTTCAAAGCCCGGTAAATAGTTGTTTTCATTCACGTATATTTTAGAATAGCAATTACACTTTTTGATGATATGAATCAATAAATCTTCAAAGCTTTTTATCTTTCTGTTTACAAGATCAACCGTTTCAAATTTGTAATTGTCTAATGTACTCAAACCATCTATTGCTTCTAATTCAATACTCTCATAAAGTTGTTCAAAGCCTTGTGTATATATGTTTGGTGTCAAATAACCAACTCATTTAATCATATTATTATCAACATCTCTCAATGTCATTTTAGTACCTTGTGCAGTTGCTGAATAAAGGTTGAAATTGTAACTATCAGATATAATTGTACAAGTTGCATTTGATAATTTCAACGGCTCGTAAATTGTACTATTTGTATTTAATTCGATTTTAAATGGTTCATATGAGAAAATTATCTCAGATGTTCCACTATTGCCATCATTTACATTTATATCCACTTGATATAAAGTGTTATTTATGCTTTTAAATTGTCCTGTGTAAATCATTATACTCTACTTTTTTTACTATTATAATTCTTTAAAACTCCATTTAAAACACTACCTTCAAGTTTAAACACTACCTCACCACCGGAAATGGTACTTGTTCCATTTGTAGAGCCTTGACCATTTAATAGAGCAAATAAGTTACCTTGTTGACCTTGATTTAATATCATTTCACCAGCGTTTACTCTAGCTAGGATTTTATCACCAGAAATAGAACCACCTTGTACAATACCACCGTTTGCAAACTTTGGAATACTTGCAGCTAATATTGCGCCTTGCATTGCTCCAATTTGAGCCAGTGCCAGACCTTCACCAACGAAAGGAATAAAAGCATAAGCTGCTGCTGTTTCTGCTGCCATAAGTCCGGTATAAGAAGCTGTTTCTGCAATATTAGTTGCAATTTTAGCTGCTGAAACACCTGCTTCAATTCCTACTTGTGCTTGTTTAGCTAATCCTAAAGCAGTAGTAACTGTTGTTAGATTCTCAATCATTTTTACAACTGACATAATACCATCAACAGTATTTGTTAGTGCATCTCAGATTGAAAGAAACTTTTCAAATCCAGAAGCATCTACATTACTAATAGTGTCAGATACGGCTTTAAAACCCTCATACATATTTTTAGCACTACCAGCAATATTTTTTACACCATCATATAAACCGTTATTCAGTTCCTTTTGTAAGTCTTTGATGTCTTTCTTCACTTCTGCAAGCTTTAAAGCATCTGACAAACTAGTTGTGTTTTTAAGTGCTTCATCAAGTGCAGCAATTGAACCTACCAAGTCAGAACCAAACTTTGCATTAAGTGCTGTTAGATCACCTTTAGCGTTTTTGATTTGTTGTTCAATATCATCTGCACCGGTATTCTTTTTGAGCTTTTCAACCAGATCACTAGAGTATTTATCATTTACATCTTTCTTATCCTGTAGCTTCTCTACAGCATTCTTTTTATAGTCGAAAGTGTGATCTACCTTTTCTTTTATAGGTAAACTATAATCCTTTTTATCCAGCGTCTTTTTAGCTGCAATTAAGGTTTTTGCAAACTCACTTGATGCTGCATCAATTTTATCATTTGAGAAGATGTTTTTTACCGTGGAGTTTATAAGACTTTTTAAAGCACTGTCATACTCTTCACTGGTTTTTAAACCTAATTTCTTTTCTAAAGTAAGATCTGCTAAAGCATCATTGTAATCATTTTCAACTTTGCCTATTTCGGTTTCTTTTGGGTTTAATACCCCAGCCTTTACATCTTTAAAAATCTTATTCTTACTGCCATCTTTGACCAGTCCACCTATTTTTTTGTAGGTTTCTTTATTCAATTCATCTAAAGCCCTGTTGTATTCTTTATCAGTAACTACACCGTTAGATTTTTGATTATTTAGTTCAGTAAGTGTTTTTGTGTAATCTTCTTCAGCTTTTTGTAAATCGGTTTTCTTTGCTTTCTTATCAGTTGTATCAACTGGTGCAGTGTATGCTTTAGGTTTTCCGGTTATCTTTTCAATATCAGTAGTAACTGTTATTACTTTATTTGATGCTGAATTATAAACCTTTTCATTCGCTTTTTTCTCTTGTAAATCAACATCTAATTTGTCTTTCCAGACTTTAGATTGATATGCTTCATCTGCAACTTGAATAAAACCTTTTTTGTCTTTATTTGCTGCTCTTGAACTCCATATCACTAGTTGCTTTTCATCCTCACTTACTTTATTAGCACTTTCAGATAAAGCATCACCAGCTTTCATTTTTGCATTCACTAAGTAACTTAGTTCTGCTTGTTTTTCTAGTAAACCTATTCTTTCACAGATCTTTGTATTAATATCACCGTTGATTTTTAAACCGCTTTTATCAAACTCATAATTAGTACCAAGTATATTATTTATTTGTTCTAAGGCTGTTTTTCTTTCATCTAAAGATTTAGTTGTGTCTTTGATTATGCTTTGAAGCGTTGAAAGTTCCCTAACTTGTGAATCATTTTTACCAGCATTTTTATAACCGTTTTGAAAGTCTGTTCATATAGCTTTTATTTCTCTTTGTTTCTCTGCTAAGTCTGAGAAATGTTGATAAATAGCAATTAATCCAGAAATAATTAGCATTGGAGCAAATGTTGCAAACGCTGCTTTTAAAGCAACACCAATTTTTGCAAAAGCTACTGTTGCAATGTTTTTAAATTTATTGGCATTATATGCCATTTCATCAAATGCCAAACCAGACATTAAAGCCTGTTTCTTGTAAAATCTAAGTGCAGTTACTTCTAAAGTCCTATAACTTGTAATAATTGCATTAATAGCTTTACCAATAATTAAACTTGCAACAATATTTACAATAGCATTACCAGCCGTTTTAAAGTTATTCATCAACCACTGAAAACCCTGTCCAGTTTGATCTAGTAAGTTCTTATAAATACCACCTACATTTAATTTGTCGGTTAATTCTTTGAATGAGTTTTTTAAACGGTTGAATGAAGTTTCAATATTATCAGTGTTGACATTAGGCATCATTTCATTTAATGCTTTGGCAAACTTTGGTAATACATCAGCACTCATTAATTTACCTGCTTTCATTATCTTATCCAGACCCGCTACAGTTGTACCTGCTGCCCTTGCCATCGCTTGCATTGCAATAGGCATTCTTTCCCCTAATTGACCACGAAGTTCTTCAGCTTGAATTTTACCCTTACCCATCATTTGAGTAACAGCCAGGAACACACCGTTAGTTTCATCTGCTGATAAACCAAACCCTGTTGATGCTCTTGAAAGACTTTCAAACAAAAGTTGTTGATCTTTCATAGACATATTAGCATTAGTAGCTGCTGCTGTAAACTTCGCAAAATTGCCTACTAAGTCATTTACATATAAACCGTATTTTTGAGAAAGAGCAATTAAAAACTTTTGGTTCTTTCCATAAGTTTCTCAATCACCGGAAACGTTTTTTAATGCTGTAGATGTTCTATTCGTTTGTCTGGCAACATCTATTAAATTAGATACAAGTTCACCCAAACCTAAAGAACCGGCACCAAGTGCAGCAAACATTGTCATTGCTTGCATTTGTATATTACGAAGTCCGTTTTTTATTTCACCAGAACCCCTTTTAAAATTCTCTGTCAGTAGATTAATAGCTACTGAGAAACTTAATCTTCCTGCCATATTATTGTTGTTTTTGCTTGTTTATTTTTTCAATTAGATCTGCACTAGATTTAAAAATGTCTGGTAGTTCATCAGCCATACTTTTTAGTTCTGTTTTATCTTGTTCAACTTGTGCTTCAAGTTCCCAAGGGAAAGGATAAAGTTTTACTGGTGAATTTACTTTACTATCTAGGCTAGGTAATAGTGTTAGATATGTTCATAATCTGCTACTCTCCATTTGTTGCTTCACATTATTGTTATAGGCTTCCATATATAAAGAAATATCGTTTATACTCATTTCATTCATTACGAAATTTATATCTAGTCCAGCATTCACTACTAGTATTGCAGCAATATCTTTTATATATGTCTTTTCCCTCTCTGGTTGTTGTTCTTCTACAACTTCGTCTTTGATTTCCTTATTTGAAAATAGTTCAATCAATTTAATTTCTTTGTTGAATTTATCCGAAATGGTTTTACTTATCTTCTTACTCTTTATTAGCTCTAAAAACTCTTCGTAAGTAAATACCTCTGGATTGTTTGAAAGTACTATACAGTACATCAATTTTAATAAATCATCTGCATTTGTATAGTCTATTTCATTGAATGATTTATTAGTAAACTGTTCAAATTTGATGATACTTTTAATGTTTAATTTTATATTCATATCAATTTGAATTTTAAAAACAAAAGGCGGTATAATCACCGCCTTTTAAATTTTGATCTTATAATACTGTTACTTTAGTCAAAGCACCAGAACCTGTTAAAGATACAGAACAAGATGCTACAGCATCACCTTCTGCTTTTAAAGATAAAGATGCAATGTGTGCTTTTCCGCTGTATAATCCTTTTGTCATTGCAAAAGTTGTAGAATCAGTTGTAGTACCAATAACTACATCAATTGCATTACCTGCTAACATTGCACCCATTAAGGTATCAAAGTTTGCATCACCTGCAACCATTGTATATAAAAAGTCACTAGATACTGTTCAAGAAATTACACCCTGTAAAGAGCTTTTGAAGTTTCCAGACATTTTATTAGAAGTATCAATTGCATCTGCGCTAATTGATAAATCACTAGATTTTGTAAAAGCTAAAGGAGTTGAACCGATATACAATAACAGACTATTACCTTTTACTAAGTCTGTATTTACGTCATATGATGTTGGCATATTATTTTATTTTTATTTGTTGTTATTTAATTTCAAATACTAGTATTTGTATGTATTTTTTATCTTCAAAATCTTCTGTTGAATCTAGCAATCTGCATTCGTAATCATAATCAGAAGTGTTTTTATGTTTACCTTCAATTGCTTCATTTATTAGTTGTGCAATTCTTTGCGATCTATCATAGTTATCACTAACAGCACCAATTCAAACTGTACAGTGTTCGTTGAAAACTCCGTAATTTGTATATTCTTTGCCGTACTTGTCACGGTAATAAATTATAAAATCACCTGTTGTTCCTTCTGGTGCTAAAATTGGAAAAATATTACTGTTGATAATAGATTGTAGTTCTACATTTTCAATTAATAGTTTTCTTATGTCAGTAGTTATACTGAATTTTGTAAAAGCTTGTATCATCTTATCCTCTCATTATTATTCTTTGAATCCCTCGTTCAATACCTTCATACACTTTAGATATTGCTGTATTCTGATTAGTATTTATTGCATCAGTTCAGAAATTATTAGCTATCATTCGACCACGATTTGCACCGCTTCTAGTTGTTCTGTTTACTGTTCCCATATCTAAAAGATGAGCGTGCATTCCTAGTTGATTAAAACCACCTATTGCACCCAACTTACTACGCTTTAATTTACTTCTAAATGATTTATTTATATTACCAGTGTTTTTATTACCTTTTAATCTAGCTCTCAAATTAGATCTTCCAGCCCTTAAAAATACGTTTGTTGCAGCCCTTAAACCAGCTTTGATAGTTTGATCTTTTTCAATATCGGTTAACCCTTCAATTGACCTAAATACTTTATCATAGTCTATTAGTGTTGATTGTATTTCCATAGGATTTAATTGTTTATTTTTTCAAGTACAAGATTTAAACTATTATCGAATTTGTTTTCATCAACACTTACAATCTTATATTCATTAGAGTTATAATCTATTGTTAGGTCTGTTGTTATTAGCTTGTTATATCTAACTTTAAATTCGATTTGTGAACTATTAAACATCTCTTTAGCATCTTCACCGTAATTATTTTTAGCTTTTACTTTAGCTGCTTTACAAGTAAATAAATCAACCTTTGATTTAATGATAAATCCGGATTCTGTTTGTGTTTCAATAATCTGTTTAAAGATCAGTTTGTACTTTAGTGTTCCCGCTGGTATCATAATCTAGTTTGAATAGTTTTTGTAGAAGTCCAATAAATATCTATAATTAAATGGTATTTCAGATGCTTTGCCATTCATTGAAACAGATTCACGATTTGCATATAAATTACCAACCATTAATAACATTGCGTGCAATAATGGCAAGGGTAGAACCTCGCCATTAATTGCAGCAACATCAACTAATTTTTGATTAATATGTAATTCAACCGCTGCTTCTGCCACTTGAATTAATGAAGTGATATAACTATCATCTTCAATAAATTCTGTTTCCAGATTCAAGTGCTTTTTAGCTTGTTCGATTGTCAAATACATATATTATAGACTATTTTAAAATAGCTTTTACGAAAGATTCAGCTCTACGAGGTTTAGCATCAAAATAAGCATTGATTACTAATTTCACTTTACCTTGTGAAGCCAAAGAATAAGGATCTACAGTCAAATCAATTCCACCCCATTGTCCAATAACATAATCTTCAAAACATCCAAAGATTACACCATTAGAAGGTACAGCAGAAGTTGTAAAAGTATTATAACCGTTGATTTCTGTTCCTTCCATTAAAAAACCTGCTGCAACACCAGATGCTTTTAAAGTTGTTTTCAAGATAGCTTTAGCAGAAGGTGAAACAATAAACACTTTGTTTCCTTTTACATTAGTAGATTCTAAAGCTGCTTCCATATATACAAGTTCAGCATAATTTACATCTGTAGTATCAGCAACTGCACCGTTTAATAGTCCAGCAGGTTGAGTTGTAGAACCAGCAGCAGAACCTAATATAGTAGCTTCTAATTTGTTTGAAATTGCTTTGATAATATCTCTTTTAAGCATTTCTTCTGCACTTAAAGAATCTTGAATCAAAAATTGTTTTGAAATACTTAATTCAGCAGTAATTCTTTTTGGTTCTAAAGTTACTTCATAGAATATGCCAGCACCATCTGTTGCACTAGCAGTTTCACCAGCTCACAATACACTTGATCCAGAATAAGCAGGAATTGACACATTACCAGTTAAACCAGTCATATATGTTGCTCCAGCTTGAACCATTACTAAATTTGATCTAAGAGGTTCTAAAATTCCAAGTTTATCTTCAGCTATTACTGCTTGACCAGAAGGTACTGATGTTGCAGAAATTGTTGCTCTGGTTTCCATTGGTAATATAATTTGCCCTGAAGCATTTTGTCCAGCAAAACGAAATTCAGCTTTACCTGCATTAATTACTTCTTGTGCTCTTTCGTCTAGTTGACGGTTGTTAGCTATATCATTAATAGCTTTCAATAATGAAAAATTTTCCATAGTTTGATTTGTTTGTTTTGTTGTTGTTACTTTGTTTAGGTTTCTTTTATTATCTTCTTCGATCTTTCTGATCTCTTGATCTATTTGATCCAATTGTATTGTTATTGCTTCAAATTCTGTATTCTCAACATCATTCAATTTTCTAACTTCATTTTCAGCACCAGAAATTAATTCTGTAGCTCGTTTCTTTAATTGGTCTTTTTCGTCTAGTAATTCTAATGTGTTCTTCATTAATTGATTTTCATTTTTAAGGTTTCATAATATCCAGATAGATCTTCAGCTTTTAAGTCAGTCATTTTTCTAAGTGCTACTGTAGTGTCTGGATAAGCTTCTTTGTAAACAGGTGAAACGTCAAACAATTCTTTGAACTTTGTAATCTTTCTTAGATAACCTGTACTTCTTTTTTCCCAAACATCACTATCAATTGTAAATGCAAAGCTTGAAGTGGTAATGTCACCACGTTTTAACCCTTCTAAAAGTTCATCACCCAAAGAAGTGTTAGGTGCTTCAAATCTGTATTTCAATCCTACATTATCAACTTCTAATTTTAATGAACCGGCACCAAATTTAGAGCGTGCCAAAACACCTCTATCTTCACTGTGATTTAATAAGCAAAGTATATCAGATTGTTCTAAAATACCATCTAATGCTTCTGGTTCTATAACCTCAATAAAGCCCCCTAAATCCCTAGATTCTTTATTAAATTTTAAAGCATACCCTTCTACGGTTCTGCTGTTTTCTGTAGTTCTTAATTCTCAACTACTGTTTCGTAATTCCATCATTTTTTTGTGTATTTACAATTTGTGTTTCTTTTACTGCATTTTGCAGCGTAATAGTATTTACTTGCACAAAACTATTATCACCATTATCTATAGCGGGTAAATCTAATTCCTTTCTAATTTCGTTAACTGTCATTACACCAATTTGGAAAAGCTTATTAAAATACTCTGCTTGTGATACTTTATCGGCTCTTAATAAAACAGAAGTATCAAACCGAACATCTATACTATCTCGTTCAGATGGTTTGTATAGTTTGCGTTCAAATTCCAGTTCTATCTTTTCTAATAAAGGGGAAAGTGTATCTGTGAGGAATGCTAACTGTGTGGCTTCTACAGTTGCATAATTAGCTTGTGTAAGATCAAAACATTTCATTGGTGAAACTCCAAAGAATCTACAGACATCAATAACATTAAATTGTCTGGTTTCTAAAAGTTGTGCATCTACAGGACTAACTGTTATAGGTTGAAAATCCATATTACCTTCTAATACAGCTATTCCGTTAGGTGTTCCACTAGAAGCATTAAAAGCAGACTGTCAAGATGCTTTTAAATCTTGTTTTTGTTCTGGAAGTAGTGAACCTTGAACTTTTAAAACACCTGCTAAATTAGCCCCACCTTTAAAAAATCCAGCTGCGTGTGCTTCTGAATCTGTAGCTAATCCAAGTGTTAGCCTTGCGTGTTCTAGTGTGCTTATTCCACGAATACCATCATAACTAAAGTTTAGTATGTGGATCATATTAATAGGCTCTACTAAAGCATCAAAACCAGTAATTGAATACATCAATTTATTATTTTGTATATCTGTTGTAACTACTGTTACTCACGTACTATCTATAAATTGTAATGCTATAACATTACCGCTTCGATCTCTTTCTATATAGGCGTAAGCATTACCCCTTAAAAGAACACTTTGAACTAGTGTTTTCATAAAAGTAAACCTGCTCATTTTATTGTTCGGTTCACTGTTTAAAAGTCTGTATGTAGGGTGTGTTTTATGCTTTGTTTTATAACCGTTATTGTCAATCAAATAAGGTTCTAAAGGTAATTGTGCTACAGAATCACTAATCACTTCTACACATCTATAAACAGCAGGTAGAAACATAGCTTTATTTGTAGTATAACCGCTTTGCGAATTATACATCAAAGAATCAAAAAAGCTTCTTTTTTCTGTTATAGGTGCTGGTGTTGATTTCTTTTTAAATCAGTCATTAAATGCCATTTGTATTTTATTAAATTGTGTTTGAATAATGAGGAATTTGCAAATACATACCTAAAGCTTGTATCATAGAAATTACACCATCAATTTTATTATTGTCTATATATTTTACTGGTTTTGTGTTACCGTTTTGATCTGATTTTAATTCGACATTTTTAAAGCAGAATCTGCTGATCTCATTGTTATCAATAATTGCTTTATCAGATAATATCAGTCTTTCTATTTCTTTAGTTGGTCTATTAAAGTTTCCAATTGTTTGAGAATAAACTTCAAGCGGTAAACCTTTAGCAGTAGCATCAATTGCTCACTGAGTAGAATTATAACTATCATATCCAATTACTTGTATATTTACAATCTGTGAATACTTCATCAAATCGTTAGTTATATAGTCATAATCGGTTACATTGCCAGGCGTTACAGTTAGTTGCCCTTTTCGCTTTCAATCTTTATATAATTCTTTATTTGCCTTTATTCTTAAAGCTTCTTCTGGAAGGTAGTAATGTGTTTTGAAGTAGTATTTATTATCAACTACAACTAGATAAGAAACAGCCGTTAAATCTGATGTTTGCCCTAAATCGACACCTATATAACAAGCTTCACCTTTAAAATCATTCAGATCAATATTTTTACTACTTCTTAGAATATATTCATCTGGTAGCCAAACATTCTCAGAATCACACCAAAGATTTAGTGTTTTAGTTTTTACACCAGTTTCTTCTGATGGGTTGTTTTTAGCCTGTTGAACTTGTCCCCTAATATATTTAGTAGTTACAGTAACATCTAAATTAGGTGCGCATTTAATTCAATTCTTTTCATCTTGCCAATCATCTTCAACATCTAAAGAGAAGATAGCGATAAACATTTCATCATCAGTTTTTACAGCATTTAAAACTTCTATTGCTACTGTTCTGAGTTGATAGCAGGGTAAGGACTTATTAAAGCCAGCAGTGGTTATTGTACACAAATGAGGATTGTTTCTCATTCCCATACTAGACTTTATTACATCTCTAACTTTGCTGGTGGGTGCTGCGTGGTATTCATCTAGTAAACCAAATGATGCATTAAAGCCGTCTAATTTTGAATCATCAGCGGCTAATACTTTAAGTTTACTGTTTGTGAGGTTGAATTTTATATCTGCTCTATAAGGGATAAAATATTTTGTTTTGGGATCAATACCCTTTACAAAACTAGAACACATATCAAAGGCTATTTTTGCTTGTTCTTTGCTGTTGGCTGCAAGTAATACTTCTGCACCATCTTCATTATCTGCGATTAGATAATACAAACATAATGCTGCTGCTAATGCCGTTTTACCTTGTTTTCTGCTTACTTCTATGTAAGAACTAGAAAACCTTCGTGTTCCTGTTTCTTTTCAGTAGAAGCCGATAATATTGGCAATTATGAATTGTTGTCAACCTTCCAGAATGAAAGGCTTACCAGAATGTTTTCCGGTGAAGTGTTTTAATGTGCTTATAAAGTTGATAGCTCTATCTACTTCATTTTCTCTAAATTCTAAATCAGTTCTTTGTAAATCACTTTTAAATCTGGAACAAGCTAACTGAATATTTTTTCCTGTTATTATAGTTCCAGAAATGACTTTATTTATATATTCATTATATAGTTTCATTTTTATATTGAAAGTAATCTTTAAATCCATTACTAACGGAGTTTAACAGATTGAACGTTATAAAGAATTGTTCATATGCTATTTGACTTTGTATATTTGAGTATTCTTTTAATGTATTAAACGAGATGTTGCAAAAATCAGATAGTAGAATTACAATTTTTTCTGGTAATAAATCTGAATAGTTTAGAATAATATTGCTTACATACAATTTCTGATAATTAATTCTATCATAGAAAGTATCTTTATTTTTTATATTTGTATAATATGTAATAAAATCATTTTTTACATTTTGGTTGTTTTGACTAAAAGCTTCAACATTATATTTTTCTAAAGTATAATAATTACCGGTCTTTCCTATTTTTATATTTTCAATTATTGAAATAGATAATTCATCAATTTCTTTTAAATAGTACTTCATATTTTTTTTCATCATTTTTATTCTCGATATTCTGGGAATAAAAATAGTAAAGGTATAAAACAAACCGGCAGCAAGTATTGATGTGAAAATGGTATAAGTTATATCACCCCATATATCAGCATTATAAAACAACAAACCACAACTAATTGTTGTCCATTGTAATTTATATAAACTAATCCATATTATACATACAATACTTATAAGAAAAACAATTTTATCTTCTCGTTTAAAATATATTCCCATAATATTAAATTTATTTATCTCGTTTCTTTACCTTGTTTTATAAATTGTTCAAACGGTGAATCTTCATCGCTTTCATTATCTTTTTGTATTAGTTTGGTTCTAGCCTTTGCAGTTAGTCCAAATTCTAACATCACTTTCATCGCTTGCGTTTGTGCATCTTTAGCCACCTTAATTAATGGGTGTTGTGCTATATTACCTCTATCACTTTCGACAGTTAAACCATCTTTTTCTAATTGCTTAGAAGCTTTTATAAACATTGAATAATTACGGGCTAACATAGTTAGTGCTGCACTATCAACTTCTTCTAGTATTCCACTAGTTTCTAGTTTTGATAATACATCTTGCATATAAACAGTAGCGTCTTTTTCAATATCCTTTGGTATTTGTCATTTCATATTATTTGGTTTTAATCATTTCTAATATGAACCTAAATGTTGGCTGCCAAATAAAATTATTCTGGATTTTCTTTTAAAAATTCATCAAACATAGAATTGATAAATGATTTCTCATTTCCTTCCCCAGCTTCATTATTTAGTAGGTAAAGATCTTTATAATGAATCACATCTAAAAACTCACTTGATTTTAACAACTTTACGAAATTTGTTTTTGATTTACTTGATAATGCTCCAATGAATACAACAATTGCTTCGCTTCTAGACAATTGAGCTCTGTATAATTTAAAATAATATCCCTTTTTCTCTTCGCTGAAATCATTGCAAGTGTTTAAAATATAGTAAGTGTTCCGAATATATTGCTCCAAAATATGACCATAAACTTCATTTAAAATGTCCCCAACATATTTTAATGCAATATATCTTTCATTGGAGCTTAGATTCTGAATAGGATTGAATTCAGAATCGAATTTATATAATTGCTCATCAGAATAATTAGGTTTAATTTCATTATTTGAGAAAATGGAACTAATATCTTGTTTCAATAATTCGGCAAATAATTTTTTTTTCTCTATTAAGTAGCTATCAGAACCGTTATTAAATCGTTCAAAAGATTTCAATTTTGTCAATGTGTCAGATTTTATATTTAAGATTGAATCATAATATTGATTTTCAGATTTTAAAATATCTTTTAATTTATCAGTACTCATTTTAAACATATAATCATAAATTATATATTCAATTAATGTGTTGTTCAATTGTATTCTAAATTTTTCAAATGCTTCTATCCCACCATATATATTCTCTTTTTTATGTCCTACTTCTTTAAAACATTCAACAAACTTTACGTTATTAAATAGATCTCTGTCTAATTCTAGTAACTTAAAAAACAAATCTCTTTCTTCCCTTCTTATAGTTTCTTTTTTTGCTATTCCTTCCTTTATTTGTGATTCTTTTTTTGCTTCTTCTGTTGCTCTATTTGAGAGAATGAGTGAGTACAAAACACCTAAAAAAGCAAGTAATCCAGTTATTGAGCCAAAGTAACTACCAAATGCGCCCCACTTATTGTAATCATTAGAAAATCCATCGTGAAATTCAAAGAAGTATGAAATAAGCATAAATATACATATCGTTGAAAGTACACCGCCAATTATTTCTAGTACATACGATTTTTTAGAAGATTGATTTGATTTCATAATGTAGATTTTTTGATGATTCACAAAGATAATAATCTTAATTAAATGTTTCACATATTCTATAAAAAATAGTTTTTTGTTAAATGATATTTTATACCTTTGTGTGAATCTAAAACATATTACAACTATGAAATTAACCTCAATGCAAAACCGAATTACAGTAAGATTAGACAATGATATAAATCAAAGTTTAGAAGTAATGCACCAAGCAACCCAAATAGATAAAGCAAAATTAGTCAGAATGATAATGAAAGACTGATTTGATAAAAATGAAGAATTAATAAACAAATACTATGAAGAAACAAAAGCCAACTAAAGAAACACTATTACAATACATATTTGATTATGGAATTGAAATAACTTGTAAATATTGAGATATTACAGAAGATAAATTAGATAAAATACTAAATCCTATTGTAGATTCTAATCCCAAAAACAGAAGTTTAAAAACCAGTTCAATTATTATTAATACAGAAGTATCTAATATAATATCAAGAAATTATACTAAACTCTGATCTAAATATGTAAAAGATAAAGAAAAGCTTTCAATGTCCCAGACTACAGAAGACATTTTTCACAATACACTTTTGAAAGTAATGGAAGATCTATCTGAAATAGAAGAAAAACAAGTACTAGAATATATAGATTACAAGCTTAAAATGGTAAATTTCCAGATAAAACAAGATCAAAAAGAACTATACAAACATCAAATATATTTGGAAGATGCCAACGATCAATCGACCCCAGAAACAGAGGATTAAATCTGATAAAACAAAGGAAAGACAAGCCATTTATAATACCACTAGATGAAAGAAACTAAGGCTAGCTAAAATGATGGACAATCCACTTTGTGAGGTCTGTTTATTAGCTGGAAAAGTAACCCCAGCTGTAGATATACATCACATTGATAGTTTTATGAATTATGAAGGTTTAACCCGAATAAATAAAGCCTACGATCCAACCAACTTACAAAGTATCTGCAAGGAATGCCACCAGAGGCTTCACAACCCCCAAATCCCAAAATCAGCCCTCTAAAATCCCGAAATTTAGGCTACAATTACACCTCACAACTATGTTTAAGAAATATCATACTTTATAGATTTTTAGTGAGTTAATATCGGTAACTTTGTATCAGAATTTAAAAAGAGTAATTGTCGTGAGTTACTACCTTGAATGCTGTTTAATTTGATTTTTTGGAAATTAGGCGTTTAAAATACGCCTAATTTTTTAAATCCGACTCCCCCAACTTATAACGAGGTACTAGAGATTTTTTTGGATTTTTTGGGGGGAATAAAAAAATACAAATTAGAAATAGATTAAATCAAAAATCACAAATAATTTAATACAAATCAACTATGAAAAGAACAATCACTGTTTCAGCAGAATTAATTGAAAAAAGAGCATTAGAAGGTTCAAAAGTTTACCTTTCTGACATTATGAATTTAGAACAAATGTATAACACGGTATTCAATAAAGCTGTTACCGGAATAGGTGGCACATCACTAGCATTAGATTCTGATAAAGATATAATTATTCTAATGCCATTTAAAGAAGTCGTAAACAATAAAGAAGGATATAACAAAGATGTGCTTACAGTTAAGGAAGGTGTGACACAAGCATCAATTGTTGAGTATTTAAAGACCTCTACAACCCGAAAAATAGTTTCTACCTATGACGGACTAAGTAAGCTATTAAAAGCGTACACAAAGGCTAATTTGAATATTTATGATGACTTTTTACTTGTTGATGAATGACAAGTTATATTTCACCAGTATTTACTGAGAAAAGAGGTAATGAATTTACTACTATCTGAGGTGAAGAACTTCAATAAAGTGTGCTTTATGACTGCAACACCTATTAAAAGAGAATGGTGGTTTAATGAGATAAAACATTTAGATGAACTTGAATTAGTTTATGAATTACCATTAGTAGAAGTTAGACATATAAATGTAAAAAGTATTGAAGATGAATCTGCTGCAATTTGTAGAACTACTTTAAACAAAGAACATAATGCACACATATTTTGTAACTCGGTGGACTTTATAAACAAAGTAACCAAATCACTTAATTTGAGAAAAGAAGATGTTAGAATAGTATGTTCTAAAAGCAATGAAAAGAATGCTGCTAAACTATCTGGATATAAAATAGAATCAACATTAGACCCTGTAAAGAAGATCAATTTTTATACTTCTACTTGTTTTGAAGGCTGTGATATTTTCGATCCAAGCGGTAAAATTTATGTGATGTGTGATGGTTCAAAAGCACATACTTTAGTAGATATTAGTACTACTTTGGGGCAAATTGGTGGTAGAATTAGAGATATAAAAGATAATTCAATAGATTTGATTTATAAACAATCCAGATATGTGAATGTAACGAAAGAGCAATTTGAAATAGCCACACAATCAAACATCAAAAAAGCAGAAGAATTACTAGCAGAAAGAAACACTGTTTTTATTGATTTCTTAGATATTGATAAACTAAACAGTGTCTATTTGAACATTGAAGAAGTAGATGGTAAGCCGGATATTAAATTTGAAAAGATTCTTCTAAATATTGATTGTGCAAACTTTGAATTACAACATACTTATTCAGTAAAAGCTAACTTAATAGCTGAATTAAGCGGTTCATTTTCTGCTGTCACTATTGTAAAACCCTGAGCTGAGGAATTAGAATTATTAGAAGTTGAAAGACTAAATAAATTATCATTCAAACAAAAATGTGAGTTATACAAAGAATATATTGAAAGTTCTGATGTGTTTAAATTCACTTGTGACTTTGACAAAGATGTTGTAAAAGCTTTTGAAGTATTAGGTTATGATGAACTAGAAAGATTATCATTTCATAAAAGTAATATAGAACGAGTTATAATTTCTAAGTCCAATTTATCAGAACCAAATAAGATATTTAAACTTTTAAAAGCGTATGACTTAAAAACTGGTTCAACAATTAGTAATGCAGATGCTAAATTATTAATAGCAGAAGTTTATAATAAATTAGGAATAACAAAAGCACCTGCTGCTTCTCATATTGAACACTATTTTAATGTTGAGAAAGTAGACAAAACAGTAGATAGAGTTAGATTTAAAGGTTATAAAATCATTTCAAGTAAAGCAATATTTATAAATTAAATCCTCAGATTATCACCAGAATTATTTTTAACAAATAGCTCCACTTATAGAATTTTAATAAATTAATTTTTGTAATTTTGTATCATAAATAAAGCATTAAATATAAGTACTTTAAATACAAAATATAAGTGTAGTGTAGTGATAACACGTCTGCTTTCAACCAAGAAATCGAGAGTTTGATTCTTTCCACTTATGCCTATAAAAATCAATCAACAAAACAACATTTAAATCACAAAACAACAATGACAACAGCAATTTTTATTACAGCCTTCGCTTTATTCTGCATTTGATTAGGTGCTAAAATAGCAGAGTTTATCACAATGAAAAAGATTATCAGATTAAAAAATAAGCAGATAAAACAACTTAGAATGCAAAATCTGATAACTAAACAAAGACTTTATATTGAACAATTATTTAAGTAATAATATGAGATCAAATAGAGAAGAAATAACACTAGATTGAGTAAAAGAGATATTAGCTTTAGGTGGAATAACAGCAACCGAAACTACAGAACAATATTCTAAACACGATCTGGACTGCTCAAACGGTGGAATAATCGAAGTAAAAGAAAGATGATTAGATAAATCTAAGTTTTGACAATACAGTGAACAGGGTTTTATTCTGGAAGATATAAAATATAAGTACTTACTAGGTAAAAAGAGCTTGTATTGTAATGTGTTTGATTTTTCAGATTTAAAGATAGCTTTGTTTTGAAACGTCAACCAGATAGAAAGTAACATTAGCAGTTTAGGTTGTAAAGCAACTACATCTTTTGAAAATAACAACTATATAAGTAAACAAGTCCACCTTGTAAATATAAACCAAACTGCATTCATCTTTTTATATGAAAATGGTGAATGAATCAGATCAAATAAAGAAACCCTAATTACCAAACTAAACTAACGATGAAAGAACAAACAGAACTACAATTCAAAGTAAGTATTGAAGATGCAAACATTCTATTGAATGCACTAAGTACACAACCATTTAATCAAGTTGCTAAACTGATTAATAACCTACAAAAACAAGCACAAACACAATTACAACCAGTAAAAGAATAAACAAAATGGGACTAACTAAAAGAATCGACTTTTTAAACGGAGTAGTAACAGAATCTGCTTACATAGTTGTAAGCAATATTACTATTGACTGAGATAATAAAACTGCTAATATCAACGTAAAAACATACCTAGATAAAGCCACAAAAGAAGCAGGTTTACAACCAATGCAAACAGATTATCTTCATATCTCAGATAGTGTACTTCCAATGCAAACAGAAGCACCAGAACTAAACTTTACGACTTACTTTTCAGATGGTAATACTAAAGTTAATGCTGAAACTTATTTGCTGACACTGGATAAATATAAAGATTGTACTATTGTTGAATAAATGGAATTGATACAATATGTTCAGCGGTGGGATTATCACAAATCAACTCACTATATAAAAATGGATATAGATAAAGTTGTTTATTCTTTTGAATTTAATACATTGACTAATCCAGATGAAATTGTATTATCTGGTGTATATGTTCAAGAAGATTATAGAGGTAATAATTATTTCTGTGAAATTATGGATATTGTATCAAAATTGGATTACAAAAAAATATGAATACAGGTTTTAAAAGATTCTAGTATAATTGATAAATACAAAGAATATGGATTTGTTTATGAATATGAATATGATGA